ATAATTATGAAAAAATTAAAAGAAAATATTGGTGTAGTAATGGTAATATTAGGACTTATAGGTTCTACAGGTGCAGGATTTAGTAAATTTGCTAAAATGGAAGCACAAATAAATGTATTGTCTAAAAAACAAGCGCCTGATTTAACTATTATTTCTACTTTAAACACACAAGTTAAAATAATGGAAACAGAAATTAAATTACTTAAAATTCAAATTGAAGAAGTTAAAGAAAATAATAAAAATCCATTAAGATAAATGAAATTTGAATTATTGATGATGGTGTGTTCAGTAATTGCAAGTGAGTGCAGTAAACCAAGTACACACTTGCCTTTATTTAACACTCATTACGAATGTGCAACTGTAGGTTATTTAAAAGCATTAAAAATAGTAGATAGTTTAGGTGCCGATATAGTTAACAATAATAAAGTTATTGTTAGTTTTAGGTGTGCAGAAATTTTAGATTCTTAAACATGACCTATTGGACAAGAGTAAAATTAAATAAAGATAAAGTTTTAAAACATGTTAAAGAAAAAGCTGTTGATACAAAACAAATGAATTTGTTTAAAGAATTACGCAAAGAAGTAAACATTGGAGATAATGGGACACAAAGATATGTAGTCAAAAAAGGAAAAAATAAAGGTAAAATACTGTAATATGGCTAAACAAAATTTTAGTACCTACGTTAAACGAGACAAACCTAGAAAAAGAAAAGGAAGACATGCAAAAAGTCCCAACAAAAGAAGTAACATCAAAAAGTATCATAGACAAGGAAGAGCCTAGACAAGAAAAGTCTAATATGGAATCAATCCTAGAGGAATTACCTCAACTATTAGTTACACACGCATATACAAAATTAAAATCAGGAGAACCTTTAACTGCATCAGAATTAAAAGTTTGTTTAGATGTTTGTAAAGCTTACAGTGCAGCTACTATTATTAAACAACCAGAAAATATACTAGAAACAGTACCTTTTGATATTGATGGATAATAGAGTTAAAAATTTTAAGAATTTTTTATATTTGTGTTGGAAACATTTAAATTTACCAGAACCAACACCTATACAATACGATATAGCAGATTACCTACAAGCACCTCATAAAAGACTTGTAATTGAAGCTTTTCGAGGAGTGGGAAAGTCTTGGATTACATCCGCTTTTGTTTGTCATCAATTATTATTAAATCCACAACGTAATATACTTGTAGTATCAGCTTCTAAAAGTAGAGCAGATGATTTTAGTACATTTACACAAAGATTAATAAGTGAAATGCCTATGTTACAACATTTACAACCTAGAAATAACCAAAGACAATCTAAGGTTAGTTTTGATGTAGCTCCGGCTACAGCTTCTCACGCACCCTCAGTAAAATCTATGGGTATAACTGGCCAACTTACTGGGTCAAGAGCTGATTTAATTATTGCTGATGACGTAGAATCTGCAAATAACTCACAAACTCAATTAATGAGAGACAGATTAGGTGAGACAGTAAAAGAATTTGATGCCATTATTAAACCTGAGATTGGCAGAATTATATTTTTAGGGACACCACAAACTGAAATGTCATTATATAATGATTTAGATGAACGTGGTTTTAAGACTAGAATATGGACAGCTCTATATCCTAGTAAAGCACAGACTATTGGTTATGGTCATAAGATAGCACCCATCATTGCTGACGTTGAAGACAATGAAGGTAAACCTACAGACCCTAAAAGATTTGATGAAGTTGATTTATTAGAACGTATGTCATCTTATGGTAAGTCGGGATTTAACTTACAATTCATGTTAGACACAACTATGTCTGATGCTAATAGATACCCACTTAAACTTAACGATTTAATTGTACTATCAGGTAGTTCAACTTGGAAAGAAGCCCCAGCAAAATTACAATGGGCATCTTCACCAGAACAAATTAAAGCGGTAGACCCTGATATTCCTAATGTAGGTTTAAAAGGTGACTATTACGTAGCACCCATGTACACCAGCCCTGAGTTTACATCTTTTGAGGGTGCTGTAATGTCTATTGACCCTAGTGGTCGAGGCGAAGATAAGACAGCGTATGCGGTGCTTAAAATGCTTCATGGAGTGTTGTATTTGACTGCTGTAGGTTCATTAGATGGGGGTTATTCAGATGATACTATGGGAAGATTAGCACAAATTGCTAAAAAACAAAATGTAAACTATATAGTTATAGAGAGTAACTTTGGTGATGGTATGGCTACACAATTATTAAAACCTATGATGGCCAGTGTTCACCCCTGTGAAATAGAAGAAGTAAGACATAATATTCAAAAAGAAAAACGTATAATAGATACTTTAGAACCATTAATGAATAGCCACAGGTTAGTCGTTGATGATTTATTAATTAAAGAAGATTTTAAACTTGAGCCTGACCACCAGTTGTTTAGACAAATGACAAGGTTAACAAGAGACAGAGGAGCTTTAAGACATGATGACCAAATTGATGCTTTGGCTATTGCCGCTAATTATTGGGTGGAGCGTATGGACAGAGACCAAACCTTATCTTACCAACAACACAAAGAAGACTTATTGGATAGAGACCTTGAAAAATTCATGGAAACTACCATTGGTCGTAAACCTAAAATGGACAGATTTATATAATATGGATGACACTACTAACAAGATAGATATAAGAAACCACAAGTACATGAATACAGTTCGAAATCATATTAAAGAAAGAGAAGACTATAGACCGGAACTATATCAATTAGAATACAAAGGTAATATGAAAACAAAAGTTAAAGAACTTTTTTGGACAGGTGGTTATGGTCATAAAATGCTTCCCGGAGAGGTTGCACCTACTAACAAAGCTGGGTGGGACATATTTTTTGACAAAGATTTTAAAAAAGCTATGAATGGGGCTTACAGATTAACTAAAAATTCTGATATGTTACCTGAAGCGTTTGGTGAATTAACAAAAATGATATATCAAATGGGAGAAACTAACATAAGTGGGTGGTCTAATACACTAAAATATTTAAGAGAAGGCAACTATGAAGAGGCTGGTAGGGAAGTTTTAAGAGGAAAATTAGAGGGAACTGTGAGTACATGGTCTTTACAAACACCTGCTAGAGCTAATGAGGTCTCAGAAATGCTTATAAGTCTAGGTAATAATAGTAAGTAATATATACATATAGGGTAACCTTTGTATATCTTATACGGGTACCTTGATATTTTAACAAAAAATCTGAGAGGGTATATCGATACGCACGGCGGTGCGCTTCCCCCATAGACATTAACTGTGGCGCTGCAGGCATACCCCTATCAAAGGTATATATGCGGTCATTGAGTGGTATATATAGGCAAACTAAAGGCCTTGCGCCGGCTGTGGGTGGGCAAAATGTTTCAATGCGTGTGTGTGCTAGTCTGTTTTTTTAGTAACGCATAGCCATACGCATAGCCATACTATATGTAGTAGGTGCGCAGACGCATAGCCATACACATAGTAACACACTAGATGTGGTATATATAACCTGCTAAGCACATAGGTACCCGTATTAGTATTCAAGGGTTGACCAGTGTATAGCTGTGTATGGCTGTGTTCCTGTGGTACTACTTGAGGTAGTGTCTAAGGGGTACTGTGTGTAGTTATCATTATTAGTATATATATGCCTATAAGTAGGAGCTGTATTGTTTAGACATTATATTGATTATTATTTATTTTATTTAATGGGTTGACATCAATGATTGCTTGCTTTATAGCTTCGATAAGACTGTTTTTTGTTCATTTTTTAAATCTCTTTAATAAAAAAAATGTAGTGCCACCGGGCAGATTTAAAGCAGTAAATTTGTAGATAGTTTCTAACCGGCTGGAAAACCCACATTTGAGAAATAAGCGGGCTTTATGAGGGCTGTTACGGATTTCTTCTGTTTGTCTCAAAATATTTTATTTTGACTGATGAAGCGCAGGAACGCTGAAACAAACAAACGGAGCCTATAACATGCTAAAAAAACATATAATAAGAACTACTAAGAATTTTTATACGCTAACAAGTGATGACAC